TAATATGTTTATCGCTAATATGTTTATCGCTAATATGTTTATCGCTAACAACTTCTATATTATCATCATCATTCATTATTTAACTATAAATCATATATTTAAATAAAATATACACGATATCCATAATTTACGATTAAAATATACACGACTTTAAAAAACCATTAGGAAAAAATCGAAATTATTTTTATAATTTATATGTATAAAGATAATATGCAAATCAAAAAACGAGATGGACGTTTAGAAAAACTTTCGTTTGATAAAGTTATTTATCGTTTAAGTAAGTTGTGCAATGATCGTTCACTTGGTTTATTACAAACCATTGATCCTGATATTATTGCACAGCGAGTGGTATCTAGTATTTACGATGGTGTCACTTCTTGTGAATTAGATGAAGAAGCTGCAAGAATTGCCATTAGTATGACTGAAAATCCAGAATATCAAAAATTAGCATCTAGAATTATTATTAGTAACGCACATAAAAATACAATTGAATGTTTTAGTGAAGTAATGGAAAAGCTTTATAATAATACAGATAAATTAGGAAATCCATCACCTGTTCTTGCAGATGATATAATTGAAATTATCAGAAAACATAAAAATATAATTAATTTTGCTATTGATTACAAAAAAGATTATCTGTTTGATTATTTTGGATATAAAACACTTGAACGAAGTTATTTACAAAAAATATTAAATAAAACAACAAATAAAATGGAAATCGTAGAAAGGCCTCAGCATCTGTATATGAGAGTGGCTATCGGAATCCATAAAGATGATATTGAGTCTGTTATTAAAACGTATAATCTTATTTCTCAACACTACTATACTCACGCAAGTCCAACATTATTTAATGGAGGGACTAGATTAAATCAATATAGTTCATGCTTCTTAATCGGTACAGAAGATTCATTAGAAGGTATTTTTAAAACTATTACAGATTGTGGTAAAATTTCAAAACTAGCTGGGGGTATAGGTTTACACGTTACAAATATTCGTGCAAAGGGAAGTTTAATTCGTGGTACAAATGGCCCAAGTGATGGTTTAATACCAATGCTCAAAGTGTACAATGAAGTTGCAAAATACATTAATCAAGGAGGAAAAAGAAAAGGTTCTTTTTCATGTTACGTTGAACCATGGCATTCTGATATTCTTGAATTTTTAGATTTAAAGAAAAACCAAGGTCACGAAGATGTGCGTGCAAGAGATCTTTTTTATGCAATGTGGATACCAGATCTTTTTATGAAACGAGTAGAAGAAGACTCCAATTGGCATTTAATGTGTCCAGATGAATGTCCTGGTTTAACGGATGTATACGGTGAAGAATTTGAAGAATTATATAACAAGTACGTAGAAGAAGGTCGTTATAAACGTGTAGTAAAAGCACAAGAAGTTTGGAGAAAAATTTTAGATTCCCAAATGGAAACTGGTACTCCATATATTGGTTATAAAGATGCAGTCAATAAAAAATGTAATCAAAAAAATCTTGGTACAATTCGATCGAGCAACTTGTGTGTTGCTCCAGAAACTATGATATTGACATCAAAAGGATATTTTCCAATTATCGATTTAAAAGATAAAGAAGTAGAAGTATGGAATGGTGAGGAATGGAGTAAAACTATCGTTAAAAAAACTGGTGAGGCTCAAGAATTAGTAAAAGTAAAATTGAGTAGTGGAAGTGAATTAGAATGTACACCATATCATAATTTTTATATAGCAAGAGGAAAACGTCCAAGTCAATATCCTAGATTAATTAAAATACAAGCAAAAGATCTTAAAAAAGGAATGAAACTAATTAAAACAAAATTTCCAATAATAGAAAAAGGGGAATCTGATTTCCCATATCCATATGAACATGGGTTATTTTCAGCAGATGGGACTTATGAACACAATTCTGAAAATTTTTCTTTGCCAAGAATTACATTATATGGTGATAAGAAAAAATTATTACCTTATATACAAACTAGAATAGAAGTGTGTAAAGAAGATTCTAATAATAGAATTAATTGTAGATTGCCAAAAAATATAAAACCAAAATATACTGTACCAATAAATTATGATATAAATACGAAATTAAGATGGTTTGAAGGTTTATGTGATGGTGATGGTACAGTTGTAAAATCAGATCAATTAACAGGTATTCAAATAAGTAGTATTCATAAAGATTTTATAATTAATGTAAAATATATACTTAATACACTAGGATGTGATCCAAAAATACAATTAGCTTCTAAATCAGGATGGCGTTTATTACCAGATGGAAAAGGTGGTAACGAATCATTTTTTTGTAAAGATTTGTATAGAATTTTAATAACTTCACACGACGTTGCAAATTTATATAATATAGGATTTAGGCCAAAACGTTTAGTTATATCTGATATATATCCAAAAAATAATACAAAAAGATGGACAACAGTTGAAGAAGTAATATACACTCATAGAATATCTGATACATATTGTTTTACAGAATCTAAAAGAGGAATGGGTATTTTTAATGGAACTCTTACTGGACAATGCCTTGAAATTTCTTTATATTCTGACCATAATGAATATGCAGTTTGCAACCTTGCGAGTATTGCTTTGCCAAAATTTGTAAAATATGATGAAAATGATTCTCCATTTTTTGATTTTGAACATTTGAAAAATGTGTCAGAATATATCATTGAACCAATGAATAAAGTAATTGATAATAACTATTATCCAGTTCCTGAAACAAAAAAGAGCAATATGGCACATAGACCTATCGGGATTGGTGTTCAAGGTTTAGTAGATGTTTACGTAAAAATGCGTTTACCATTTGAATCACAAGAAGCTAAGAAATTAAACAAGGAAATTTTCGAGACAATTTATTATGGATGTTTAAAAGGTTCTATCGAATTAGCTAAAAAAGATGGTGCATATAGTTCTTTTAAAGGAAGTCCTTTTAGTGAAGGTAAAGTACAATTTGATTTAGCTGCTGAATTTGACGGTATAGACTTGGTAAATTACCTTTCAGGACGTTGGGATTGGAATACATTAAAATCTGATCTTGTAGAATATGGAGCACGGAATAGTATGTTATTAGCTCTAATGCCAACTGCTAGTACAGCACAGATAATGGGAAATTCAGAATGTTTTGAACCAGTTGATTCATGTATTTTTAAACGACGCGTTCTTTCAGGAGAATATATTGTTGTTAATAAATATTTAGTCGAAGATCTTATGAAATTAGGTCTTTGGTCAAAAGAATTAAAAGATACTATTATTGCAAATGAAGGAAGTATTCAAAATATAGATATTATACCAAATGACCTTAAAGCTTTATACAAAACTGTTTGGGAAATTAGTATGAAAAGTGTTATTGAACAAGCTAGTGATCGTGGAGTTTTTGTAGATCAAATGCAAAGTATGAATTTATTTATGGCAAATCCAAATTACAAACGTCTTACATCTATGCATTTCTATGCTTGGAAGTCTCACCTTAAAAGTGGAATGTATTATTTAAGAAGTAAAGCTAGTGCTAGTGCCGGAAAATTTTCAATCGATCCAGAATTAGAAAAACGTATTAAAGAAAAACAACAAAAAGGAGAAGCACTTAAAAAAGAAGAAGAAGAAATTATCTTGGCTTGTAGTAGAGAAAATCCAGAAGCTTGCACAATGTGTAGTTCTTAATATTTTAATTTCGTTGTACGTCCATTTCATTTTAAAATAAATTATTTATTTTAAAATTAATTCAAATCATAAAAAGAATCGTATGATGAACTTGTAGAACTATCATAATCACTAATTGATTGTAAATCCACATCTACCGGTTCGTGTGCGTCTATAATTGTTTTTATCAAATTACTCGAAATATCATCTGTTTCTTGTATTTTGGAAATTTCTATTTTTTTTGGAACTTGCATTTTGTCACTTTTTTGTACGGTCTTGTCTAAATTTAACAATTCTTTTAAAAGCTTAACGTCCATTTATTATTATTATTTAACAAAAAAAATAAATTTTAAAATAAAATAAATTATTAAAATAATGTTTAACCGTAGGTTACCCTCTTAAAAATTCTCCACACTCATCGATAATATAAGATTTACATTTATACACCTTTTTAATATCTTCAAAACAGCTATTTGTATATTCAATCAGACCTTTAATTTCATCAATAGGTGAAAAATTAATATAATCATATAAATCTGGGTCTCCAACTTTTAGTTGCGTATAATAATGTAATCTGTAAAAAATTTCAGTTAAAGAATTAACATACATATTTAAAATTTGAGATAATTTTTTATGTTTTCTATTTTCTTTATCCCTTTTTTTCAAAGTAATTTTAAACTGTTCTTCTGTAATTTCCTCCATCAAATATCGAACACGCAAATCTGAATTATCAGTTATTACATTAACAAACTTTGGCAAATGATCTAATCTTATTATCATAAGATTTAAACCTATAGTTCTTATTATTTTTTTGTAATGTGTGTTAAAACATACACTCATATCTTTTTTTAATCTTATTAAAAAAATGTTATCAATTTCACGACCACATCGAACTTCTAATAAATTTCTCTCAGGATTTTGCATTTCCTCATAATAATGTGGATTATGAATAGCACCATTTTCAATTTTACCAGTATTCCAACTAAATGGCGTCTTGCATCTTGTACAATAAATTTGGTCACAACCTTCACTCTTAAAAATAATAGTTGAACAATTTGGACAAGGTCTACCATTTTC